TCAACTGTTACTCCTATATATTCTTTTGCATCCATCCATTTATGCTTAACCTTATGATGTATATGATGCAAATACCAATATCTAAACTTTGTTTCCGCCCATAATTTAGGGTATTCTGTTGCCATTAATAATGGTAGATCTTGCATTTTAGCACCATCTCCATGCTCCAATCCTATTAAACTATTTCCGTATTTATATATTTTTCTATGACTTACTCCTGCATCTACCTTTATTTCAGGGCAATTTCTAAACCACGCCTTTAAACTATGAGCTAAATGGAATCCACTTTGATAATCATGATTGCTCATGGAATGAACAACATCAACAGGAGCTATTTCCCTTAATATCTCAATGCACATTACATAAAGCTCTAAAGCTATTTCATAATGCTCCCACCATTTGCCATCTGTATCTTGATAAGTACCTTTTGTTGTACTTCCATAAACATTATCAATATGTAAAATATCGTTACCTACGCAAAATAATACACGATCTATAGTAAACCCTTTAGCTTTATCAATAAGCCCTAAAACGCCCTCTATAACCCGTTTAAAAGCTATTTCATTATTATAATCTTCTCCCGTTTCCTTTTTAGCTGCATATTTTCCAATATGAATATCAGCTGGATTTATAACTAAAAGGCATTCTCCTTTTTTATATTCTATTTTCGGATATTTAGGAGCATAATCTTTAATAAGGGATTTAACTCCATCAAATATTTTTCTTCTATCTATATTATCTTTGGTAACTATAGAGAAACGATACTCTCCATTTGCACTTTGCCAATGCTTAACACTTACAATATCATCCTTATTAATGCCTCTTTCCTTTATATGTAAATCAAGGGCAGTATTTCCATTGATATTTTCAAGCGGCTCGGCTCTATTTTGATATATTAATTCCTGCTCCTCTTTTGATAAGCGGAATCTTTTATTAGCCATGCGGTAAAATTAAAAAATTATTCCTTTGCTTTCAGGCAGGATTTTAAATTTACTAACTACTTGCTGTTAATTCTTATGTCTGCAACGCTTTGGCCTAATACAAGAGCCATAATGCTATAAACTAATGTTTGAGCTGTTTCTGCATCCATTCCAAGTGTATCACTAAGAATAGTTATAAGAATGGCAGCAATAGTATAAATTGCCTTGCGACTTCCTAAGATCTTCTTTAAGGTCTGGGTTATAATCCACTTTTTCATTTTTATCTATTTTTAATTATTAATTCAATTTTATCAAAACTTCCTAAGTCATACATCAAATTATAAAATGCTTTTCTGCTTTCTCCTACAAAATTTAATGATCTTGTATTACCTAATAAGATGCATCCTTTTGAGTTTTTAGGATAATTACCTATGTGCATTAATATATATCCTCTATTTGGTACATCTAAAATATGTAAATGCTCATATTTGTATTTGCTTTTTTCTGTATGTCTTTTTACTATTTCGTATACTCCTTTAGGAATGCAAGATATGTTTTTTTTATTATCATTCCAAGCTAACTCTAAAGTATGTCCGTAAAATTCTCCATTTAAGTAGAGCTTTCCTATTGTAGATTTATCTGTAAAATTATCCCTAATCAATAATAGGTTTGCTTTGTGTTTTTCTATCATAACGCTTTTTGCTTTTATGAATTTTCTTTTTAATGTCCGAATCAAAAAACACATCTCGGCTTATTTTTTTTATTTCAGATATATTGCGTTTACTTTCGCACCCTTTACATCTGCAATAAATCTTTTTTCCTTTATTTCTTTTACATCCTCTTTTAATCCCCATTTTGGATGAGTATAAGGTTTATTTATTTTTCTTTTTTTTGGCATCTTTTATGTGATAAATCCATTTACTTAAAGTATATCCTATTGTAACAAGTAATAATAAAATTTTTAATATTATCTCTAAATTTGTGAATGTTGTTATACTTAAAATAACACTATTAAATCCTATTACTTCCAATAATTCTCTTTTCATTTATGTAATTTTTCTAACTGTTAATTGTGTTCCATCTATTTCTGTTATTCCCTTAGTGGTTGCTGATGATGCACTATCTTTCCAAAATACTAAACGATAAATTTTAGCACTATTACAATTTACTAATAAACTCCCTGATGTAGAACCTAATCTTGCCACACTTCCATTAGCTCTATTATAAATATAACAATGAGATGGATCTAAATCTGCATAAGACCATGCCTCCTCTACATAAGTTCCCTCTTGTAACTTTACCCCACAATTTATTCTATTATTTGTTCCACTTGTATCAGATGCAACATTCCAATTAAATTGATATACTCCAATTGTTGAGGTTTTTATATTATTATCCTCTCCCTCTTCAGTTGATATAAATATATCTTCTCCTGTACTTTGGATGCCTTCAGTATCAAAAGGAATAGTAACTGCATTAGCTTCTCCATTAGTTCCAGATGTCAATACCGTTCCAGTACAGGTAGCCATTAAAAATTCTTGCGTAATGCTTATATCTACATACGCTTTTACGCTTTTTGATGTAGGTACATTTGTACCCGCTGCACCACTCATAGTATCGGAATCAAGCCATCCCGTAATCTCTACACCTCCTTTAGCAATACCATCTGAATCTATTGTAAATCCCGCAACCGTTCCTCTTGTTTTATGATTTACTTGCTGATAAGTATCTCTTATATTTACCATGATTTTACTTCCTACCTCTAAAGGTTTTTCCATATCAACAGAAATAACACTTATAGTAGTATCTGTATTATCAACATCTGCACTTGCTGTAAATTGCTGCCTCTGTCCATTGCCAGTATTTACCACATTAAAAACATCCCCTGACTTTATAAGAGTATTTTGCTCATATTGATATAATGTAGTTTCTCCCTCCTCCTCATAAATAATAGGATTCATTTCTCGTATTGTTAAAGATGTTACTGTACTCCCATTTGTAACTCTTGCGTTCAATTCTCCTACGCTTAACCATCTGTTAAAAAGAGGGGTTTCTGTAGATCCTGACAACCTCATATCAGCAATATTATTATCCCTATCACTTCCTCCTGTTCCTGTTGTTGTTGTTGTTGTAGAAATAGTATTATCAAATGATAATTCTACCCATTCAGCATCCCAAGTATCACTATATAAATCAAAAGAACCTCTTAGCATATAATAGTATATGCGTTCCCTATCTTCATAAATCCTACCAACAGGATTGATAAATGTTGGCACGATAACCCCAGACCCATCATTTAAAAATTTATTTGTTGCACTTACAGCAGTTCCTAAGCTCCATTTATAATCGCATTTCTGTTGATTATATAATCTTGATTCCGCTAATAATTCTGCTAATGATCTATTAAACAATCCGCTAACTCCGTTTCTCCATTTTCCTGTAGGATCAGTATAACCCGAACCTCCAGATCCATTATCATATCTTAGTGATGCTGGCTCTCCATACGTTAGTGTATCTCCCCACCATATATCTTTAACTTCTTGATGTTGTGTGTCAGTTGTTGCAGTATATACAGTTGTATTTACATTATTTCCACCTATAACATTATTTAAAATCGGATTGAATTGAGATGTGGGATTATTATTAGCATCTAAAACATCAGAGTAAGTTACATCCGTACCCATACCATGCAATAGATAATTCCCATTATCATACGCTACATGATGTCCCCCATAAGGGATAAATCCAATCGCTGATGCTATGCCTTGATCGGTTGCACCTAAAGTAAACAATTCAAATTCCCAATCTCCAGAAAATGCAGAATCTGATACAACTTGTTGATTAAAGATAGTATGCTGGCTCATTCCACTCGGCAAATTAATGACTCCTACATTCGGATATATATCATATTGTTGCAGATATTGCCCAAAGGTTGCGAGCGAGCCAGCGGCAATAAATCTATCATACCATACAGCAGCAGCTCCCCCAACAGCTTCTAAAGGATAAGATTCCCATGTTGGAGTTGCTCCTGATTGAACCTCTAAATAATAGCCATTATCCCAATCTGTATCTCCATTAGGTCTTGCCCTTACTGAAAAGTTGTATTGATAATCTGTACCGAATCCTGTATTATTAAATTCCAAATCTATCTTTATATTAAAGCCACTAAATGTATCTGCATCTGTTAATATTCCTAATGGAGATGTTGTTATTGTATCTTCTCCATCTGTATAATCTGCGGGCTGGGATGGAGCAAGAGGAAAGTATTGTAAATAACTATTATTATTTATATTTGCAAAATCAACACTAACCTGCTTTAATTTTGGATAAAAATCCCATTTACTCCCTGCCAACTTTTGCAATCCTCCTGTGAACCCTGCATGATTATATTTAATGTCTTGTGTATATAATACCTTCATTACATCTCCTATATAACTATTACCGCTTGAAAACACCCCTACATTATTCCATATTTGAGAATCTATATTATCTGGAGCAGCATAAGTGCCTGAATCATTATTATTTAATAGATCTATTTGAACAAAATAAAATCTATTCTTCCAAAACACAACACGCATCCCCCACATTCTACATATCGCCTCCAAAACTTTATAAACATTTGGCACTTTATATGTTCCATCCTCTTTTAATTCATAAGCTCCTAACATTTGAGCTTTGGTATAATATAATGGACTTATTGAAGATGTAGCTACTGGATGATTTTCATACCACCAATTTACAGAGGTGGAAAAAGTATAACTATTTACTTGTCCATCTGTTGAATCATTATCAGGAGTATTACAAAATGCAAGTATCTCTTTTATCCAATATATAAAATTTTGATAATCAGCCCCAAGATATGTATCTCCTGCTTCATAAGGATTAGAGCCTTGAGTTTTTACCATATCATAGTTCTTTAAAAGCCCTAATCCATCCGTAGCGGTTAATTCTACTTCATAAGGATAAGCAACATCCTCTTTAGCTGATAAATCCATTGTTACATTTCCACTCCATAAAGGATCTAATCGGGCATACGGAGTCATTATTATAACAGTAACATCTCCCTCCTCATAAGTTGTTCTCATAAGATTAATGAAATTTTCAAAATGTAATCCAAAAGGATTCCGCTCTATTATGAATGACATAGAGCATTTGGATGCTATAATAGGGCTAAATTTTTCTTGCCCACTTGTATCATAATCAATTTTTACACCACCTGCACCCGTTTCAACAGGAATAGAAGTCCCTGCATAATTTTTATCAAATATTTTAAATGTGTAATTCTCTCCATTTAAGGAGTTGAATTTACCATGATAGCGTTCTTGATGTGTTGGCATTTATATAAATCTTTCTCTTGATATTGTTGCTTTATCTGAAACTAAAACTATATTATTTCCTTGTATTCTTCCATGCACATTAACATTACCACCTCCGAGCATCCCTTGTAATTTATCTAAAGGAGAAACGACTTCTGGATTAAAAGCACTTGTTCCTGCACCCTCTCCAATTAATCCTAATGTTGCTCCTGATACCAATCCACCTTTAGCAAAAGGAATAGGTGTTGATGCTATTGTAGCTATTTGAGCTGCTCCTAATCCAGCAACTATGGCACTCATTGGGAGTCCTCCAGTTACAGGAAAAGCGGCAACCGCACCCATTATTGCCTCAGCGGTACTCATGACAGCAGATACAATAGCCATAGCTTTGTTTCTTATGGCTTGTTTTCGCTTTATATCTTTTTCCTTACTTTCAATCTTCGCATCAATAGCTCCCTTTTTTTCTGCATATTTTTCCTCAATAGCTATTTTTGCATCTGCCTTTGCCTCATCACTCATATTGGATGCTTCAACCCTTTCAAGCTCTCTCTCCATGTCGCCATCTAAAATATCTTGCTTTTCAGTTTGACTCTCTTTCCATATATCAAATTCAGCTTGTTCTTTTGTATTAGCTGCACTAATAACATCTCCTATGCCGCCCATTACTTGCTTTACCTTATTTCCAAATTCCTGAAACTTCTCCGCCATTTTTACGGCTGCTTCAGTAGCTTGTTCTTCTATTGTTTTAAATGTGTATCCTGTTTCTGTTACTAAATCTTTAAATTGATCTTCTGCGGGACTCATATTAAATAAAATGTCAGTTTCAACAGAATCTGGAATAGAGCTGAATTGTTGAACTTCAGATGATCCTCCGCCAGTTGCTACGGCTGTTCCTCCACCAGTATTTCCACCTTCCATTACATCAGCTATAGCATTAGCAGCATCACCTGCTGAATTTACAACTCCCTCTAATTCTTTTTGTGCCTCGTACCCAAATAATTTTATAAGTTTTATTTGTTCAAAAGGATTAATGAGATTTAGACCTTTTATTATTGCATTTATTGAAATAATAACTCCATTAGCCATTTGTATAAAAGCGTTTCTTATTAATCTGGCAGTATCTGATGAGCTTGTAAGCAGCCAATAAAGCCCTGCAATTAAAGCTACAATAGCTGTAATTATTGCCCCAATAGGATTGGCGGCCATTACTGCATTTAATGATGCAAATACTGGAATTAATGCTCCTATCCCTATTGACATTTGGCCAATTATCATTAATGCAGGGCCTAATGCGGCAACAATTCCAAGCCATTTTATTATATTTACTTTTTGTGCATCAGTTAACCCATCAATCCATTCCGCCACTTCTTTTAATTTTGCAGCCACTTGATTTAAGGCAGGGATTATAATTCTTCCAAAATCTTCAGAAATATCTCCCCAAATATTTTTTAATTGAATTAAACTACCAGCCCCAACTTGAGCGGCTGCTTCAGCTTGTCCTTGAAACATAGTAGTTAATGCACCAACTGCTGAATCTAATCTACCACTTGATCCAACAGCCCCTTCAATTACAATTCCATATCTTGATAATGCGTTGGTTGAACTTCCAACTGACTTAGCAACTAAATCAGCCGCTTGGACTAAACCCATTCCCTTCGCAACTGCCATGTCTTGAACTAAAGGAATAAGGCGAGTAATTGCATCCTCCTCCAATCCCATTGTAGCAAGCATGGATTGAGCTGCAATAGTTTCCTCATCTCCAAATAGTGTTTTCGTTTGCAGTTCTTTAGCTTGAGCAATTAATCTTTGTTGAACTTCTCCTCTATCTTTTAATGCTACAAGTAACTTTTTTTCCGCTTTTGCTTGTTTATCAAAATTTCGCACCGAAACAGCAGCAAAAGCAACTAATGGAGCGGTTAACGAGGTAGTCATTCCACGCCCTACCTTTTTCATAGCTCCCCCGAATTTTTTTAGTTTAGCTTGAGCTTTTTTCATAGCTCTTTCAAAACCCTTTGTATTTGCTCCAAAAACTACATTTAATAAACCTATACTTTTACTTGCCATATTCTTCCATTTTCTTTATATATTCAGCTTTGTTTTTCAATTTATTATACTCTATCTTAGTTTTTTTATCATCTTTTTCCCATCCAAATTTTATTAAATCCTTTAGCTTTATTTGTTTATTTCTTTCAATGTGAATATTTAATAAATAACAAGTTTGCCATCTTGTTCTTTCCCATGCCCCCCGTTCTCTTAATTGTTCTAATTCAAAAAACCCATCCATCTTATTAAAAAAGTATCTCGGGAGCATATCGTAAAACTCATCTACACTCATACCCATTTGCCCAAAAGCAATACCCTCTATTTTATCCCAAGTTAGCGCCTCGCTTTCTTGGGCTTTTGCTTTTTTTCAGATTTACCCCCCATTTGCTCTCCTAATACCTCCATACATCTTGTAATACTTTCCATGTCGCCATCCATTTTATCAGCTAAATCATCAATAGTAAGTTTACATTCCTGCTTTGCTGCCCTATGTCCATCTTCAATACCACAATGAATCAAAACAATTGCATCATTTAATCCCATATCACTTCCTATATTATTTAATTGAGCTAATGTTGTTCCTGTTTTCATTGAATATTTGCGTAAAGCATTAAATCCAAACTTAATAGGGTATTTTTTACCCCCTAATTCTACAAACGTGTATTTTTCCATTTTTTCAAGTTTTAAAAAATACTCTCACCCTAACGCAACCCACCTGAAAAAAGGATGCGAAAGGGGTTTTGAGTATTAGGTTATTTAATTTTGAGTAATACCACCAATTCCTGTAAAGGATAGCGAATAAGTGGACGTATCTTCTGTTGGTGCTGATACACTAAAAGAGGTTAAATATGCTTTCCCTTCATAGTATATATCTCCTGTTGCTCCACCTGTATTTCCAAAGCGTATAGTTAATTGAGTTCTCGTTATGATGTAAGAATTAAGCATGTCATCTGCTCCATTTGTTAAAGCTGATCCAACTGTATCTACCCAAGCATAAGCTCCATCTAAACTTATATCCCAATTTCTTTGGCCTTCCATGGCCTCCGCCCATCCTCCACTTTCTTTATTTGATATATCTCTGGTGCTATGATTTACATTAAATGTACCACTTTGAGCATAAGCTACTAATACACTTGTTGAGCCATCATAAACCTTAATATCCGTTCCGTTTATTGCTGTTGTTAAATTTGCCATTTTCTATTTTTATTTAATTAATTAATTTTATTTATATATATAATGCTGCTATTGTTAATGATGTTACCCCTGAATACGTTATTGTAATTTCAGAATCCGTATCATTAAAAGCAGCGGGTTTAAAAGGCCCAATAAAAGCTTCCCCTGTTGCGCCCACTGCAATAGAGGCATTTGCTTTTGTTAAATCTCCATAAATCGTATTTTCAACAGTTGTTACCTCTGCTGAAATTGTAACTGTTATACTACTTTCACTACCATTTTTTATATGAAGGAATGTATTTCCGCTATTATCAGCAGTATCTCCACCCCCTGCTGCACTTACATAAGTAACCGCTCCGCCCGATTCTGTTATTTGTTGTAATGTTAATTCTGCCATTTTTTCTATTTTTTAATTTTAATGGTGATGTCCTGTTATTCTTCTCAAAAAACCAAATCCTTCAAGAGTTAATGAATATGTTGCTGTATCTTCATTAGGAGCTGATATACTAACATTGGTAAGCCACGCTTGACCACCCCAAGATTGATTATGTGATGTGGGATCAGAAGTGGATGAGTTCCCAAAAACTATAAAACATAATTGCCTTTTTAAAATCCTTCCATCCAATATATCATCCGCTCCATCCGTTAAGATACTTCCAGCATCATCTACCCAAGCATAAGCCCCCTCAACGCTAACATCCCATGATCTATTCCCCTCTATAGCATTATACCATGCGTGGGAACTCAGCCAATTATAAGAATCTGTATTCCCTCTTTCAGATAATTCCATGTTTACATTCAATGTTGCATTTTGACTATAAGCAACTAATCTGGAATTATAGCCATTATAAACTTTAATATCTGAGCCATTTATGGATGTACTTAAATTTGCCACCTATTCCTTTTTTTTCTTTTTTTTCTTTTTAGGATCTTCAATATATTCTCCATTACTAAGTTCTTTCAATTCATTGTCCGTAATTAAAAAAATCTCTGCATCATTTATATATTTTGTATCTCCCCTTTGGTTTGGGTTTTTTGTTAAAACTTCACTACCCTCGCTAATTACTTTACCATGTCTTTTACTTTCCCAATCTTTTATCAATTTATATTTCATAATTTTATTTTTTATACTTAGGCAGGAGTAGATTGCCTAAAAT